ACAATGGTGAAGAAATGGAACAAGACTTAATGATTTACGACCTTAGAGATAGGGTTCTATCAACAAACGAAGGGTTAAGTCAGTTTGTGCCTACCGCTTGCGGAACTTTGAATTGCGTAAGGGAAACAGCCGAATATGACCACGATAATACTTATCATTACATTTTGGACTTTGTTTGTAATTTCATTGATTCAAAAGGCAGTAAATTTGACGAAAGTCAAGGAATGACAAACGAAATAACCGATATTGATTTGACAATTAAAAACGATTTAGTTCTTTCTGAAAATACACAAGATAACGAATACATAATACCTCAAAAATAATGGCACGTTCAATTAGTACAATTTACAGCTCAACAGTTTCAACACTTGTAAGCAATTTTGCAAGCGTAGGAATAACAATCGACCCAACAACATGGTCAACTCGTAATATCATGCGTTTAATGTGTTATTCTTTTGCTGTCCTTACTGCTTATTTAGAGAAAATGTTTGACGTATTACAATCAGACGTTGAAACAATAGCAGCCGCAACTCCGGCAGCTTCGGGGTTTTGGATTCAAAAAAAAATGTTAGAGTTTCAGTATTCTGCAACGGTAGCGCAAAACTTACAATTAATTAATGGAGTTATTCAATATCCAACAATAGACACTACATTGAGAATAATTACAGCGTGTGCAGTTCCAAAGCTAACAATGCCGAATGAAGTTTTGATTAAGGTAGCAAAGACGGGAACATTGGGACTTGCACCGCTTACAAATACAGAATTAGCAGCGGCACAAAGCTATATTGAAACAATAGGTGATGCGGGTATTCAGTACGAGGTAATGACACAATATCCTGATAGAATTTTTATCAATGCAGATATTTATTATACCGGGCAAAATTCAGTTGTTTCAGCAAATGTTATCACTGCAATACTTTCTTTATTTCAAAACATAGCACTAACCAATTTTGACGGTGCGATACGTGTTTCGGATATTGAAAGCACAATAAAAGCAGTTTCGGGAGTTAACGATGTGGTATTCCACGAAATAAAAGCGTATGGTTATCCAAATGATTATTCAACGGGCGTTTATCTTATCAAAAGCGACACAATGATATTAAGGCAATGGAAAACAATAGCCGGATATTGTGACCAAGATATAGAAATGGGTTACACATTAGCTGATAGCTTAAACTTTATAGCAGAATGAAATTTGACTTTAATATAGATAACAATTCTATTCAGCAGTTACCGCCCGATAAGCGACAGCCCAAACTGATAGCTTTTATTCAGTCTTTAATGTCAGGAATAAAAGGCACACAATTATTGTACTTTGAAAATTGGTATAATTCAGATTTAAAAGAACGGATTTACTTCGGTTCGCCAAAATTAAACCTCGAATATGCTTTAAATAAATTTTTAAACACTACATTTGTACAACCGACTGGAACATCGCAGGTTTATATCACTAAATTAAGCCGTGAGTCTTACGGATTAATTGTAGGGTTGGATGAAGCACATAGCTCAGCAATAGCAGCCGATTCAGGGCAACCAATCGGATATGATTATACATTTTGGTATCCGATAAACTTTCAAATAAATATAACGGTAGCAGTAAGTAACACAGACGAAGAAATACGAAACTTTGTAAACAAATACATTCCACAATCAATAACGTTTCAAATAGAACATATATGAAAAAATTAGATTTATCAAGCGTAACAAATGCGGCACAAATGCCAGTAAAAAAAGGAACATTACAATTCCTACAAGATTCATACACAGAGATATTAAATGCTTTGGCTAACAATTTGGTTGGTTCTGCAAATGTTGGAAGTTCTGTTTATGTGATTTATGGTTGTGTACTTGATGAGATATTACTAACAATAACTCAGGGAGCTGTTTATTACAACGGTGAAATATATCTCGTTTCAGACGGTTCAATACCGGCATTAACGGGTTCAAATGTTTATGTTTGGACGCTTTTAAATACACAATATACTACAAATGCCGACCCCGTTACATTTACAGATACATCGGTTCACAATATCCACAACATAAGAACATTTGTTGTTTCTCAGGGTGCTTCGGGTGGTTCGGGAGTAACGGGATACATTGACGATGTTGCAAATCAAATTGCACTGCCAAGTATTTCAGCGTTACAAACAGCATTAAGCACTTTTGTAACGCTTTCAACCAATCAAACAATTTCGGGAACAAAAACATTTTCCACTTCGCCGATTGTTCCAAATCCGAGCGCAAACCAAAACCCCACAACCAAACAATATGTTGATAATCTTTATAGCAACTTTGTACTTGCAAGTGGTCGGGCAGAACCGGGAACAATTGGAACAGGTGGGGTTATGGTTACAATAACATTCCCTACTCCATTACCTACAAGTTCGTATAAAGTATTGGGAACAATTATATCGAGAGGAACACCCAACAATGATACAATTGTTTTATGGTCATTAGTTGATTCAACAAGAACAAATACAAGTTGTCAGATTCAATTTAGAGCCTATACTCCATTTTCGGGAGCTATTTCATTTGAATATGTAATTTTATCAGCATGAGAAAGAACGTACCGATATTAGATTTAAATAATTACCAAAGTCAGGGCAATATAGCCATTGACATGGTAGCAGAAGCGATAATCCACGACCGCAAACAAGGTCTTAATCCGACTATCATAACGCTGAATAAACCCTATTATGCGATGCTGACGGCATGGGTTGAGTTTTCATACGGAAAGAAAACGTCTCAATGTGATTTCTTTTTGGACGGGGTTAACATTCAATTAGACGAATGGAATAAAGGGCGAATTTTACAAACACAATACTATCAAACTGCAGAAGCATGAGCAAAAATAGAATAACAGCGACTATTTCACCCTATCATTGCAAATTGATAAAAGGGGCAGCGCAAGTGATGGGGAAAACGCAGAGCCAAATTGTAGCAGATGCGGTCAAACAACGATTTGACAATATGCCGCAAAGTGAGAGAGAAAGAATTTTAAACAAAGGATAAATAAAAAGCCTATTCATTAAGTTGGATAGGCTTTTATTTTAATCCTCAATTCAATACAAAAAGTGCATCACCTTTACAAAATATATTAAAAACACGTTTATATTTGCAATAAATACAAAATTAAGTTATATGTATTGCATCGACCAAAATTCAGACGAACCGATTCTATTAATCAATACCCATATCGGGTTTGACGAGGACGAGGGGCAAGGTATTGATGGAGCTTTATTTCAACAAGAACTATTGCAATTGGACACGTTAGGAAAGAAACGGATACAGGTTTGGATTAATTCGCCAGGTGGGGTTGTAATGGATGGTTATAATATCTATTCTGCTATTTTGAAAACCAAAACACCAGTTGATACTTATGCCGTTGGTGGTGTTGCTTCAATTGCAGCGGTAATTTTTCAGGCAGGACGTAAACGTATAATGACTGATTACTCATGGTTAATGTATCACAATCCATTTGGTGGCGATAACAAGCAATTAATTGATACAATGCGAGAAAGTATTGTAAAAATGATTGAACAGCGTAGCGGTATGTCAGAAGCACAAGTAACGGGAATGTTAGACCGTACTTCTTATATTCCCGCAGCCGAAGCACTCACAATGAAATTATGTGATGACATTGAAGAAAGCAAGAACGGAAACACAAAGTACCTAAAAAAAATTACAGAACCGAAAAACTTCTTTTCGGAATGCAATAAAGTTATAAATTCTATTTTAAATAACAATCAAAACACAGACAACATGTTTACAAAAGTAACAATGCGTTTAAAATTAAACGATGCCGCTACTGAAGACAATATCGTTAAGGCAATTGACGAAATTGAAAACAGAGCAAAAAAAGCGGAAGCCGAAGCCGAAGATTTGAAAAAAGAAAAAGCAGAGGACAAAGTAAAAAGTGATGACGAAATGGATAAGTTGAAAGCCAAAATGAAAAAATTGGAAGAAGACAAAGCCAAAAACGATGCCGAATTGGAAGACTGCAAGTCTAAAATTGAAGCATACGAAAAAGACAAAGCAAAAGCAGAAGACGAAGCCAAAGCCGAAAAAGCTAAAAACATGGTTGAAAACTTTGCAAAGTTAGGTCGTATCAAAAACGAAGAAACCGTAAAATTATCATGGATTAATCTTGCAAGGGTTGATTTCGATGGTACTAAAAACATGATTGAGGCATTGCCTTTAAACAAGACAGCCGAAGTAATTACAGCCGTAGTTGCCAATAAATTAGGTGAGAATGAACTTCCAACTACCGCAATGGGAATGCAAGTTCGCAACAAATTGAAACGTGAAGGTAAAATCTAAAAAATAAAAGAATATGAGTTTAGTTATCAACGATACCCAATATGCGGGTACATTTGCAAGTTACTTTTGGTTGCCTGCAACTTTCGGAATGGACACCATCGCAAAAGGTGCTGTTTATGTTCAAGACGGAATTAAGAAAAAACACACTATCGGTCGTGTAGATTTTTCCACTCCGTTACAATCGCGTCATGCTACACCAACAACATCCGGAATATTTACCGTTGACGGTCGTACGCTTGAGCCTCAGGATTTAATGCTTTATACTGAGTTCAATCCACGTGATTTCGAAGCTCATTGGTTGGCAGAACAATTGAGTCCAACTCTTTTGGCTCGTGAACTTCCTATCACAGCCGAAAATTATATGATGCAAATCGGTCTAAATCGTATGTTTGAGCAAATCGAATTAGGTTTGTGGATGGGTTCTACTACCTACACCGCAACTCCAGGCGATTCAGGAAACGGTCAAATTTGTTTCTTTGACGGATTTTTAAAGAAAATGATTTCAGATGCAGCCGTTCAAAAAGTTGCTTCACCGTTCACATTGGTTGCTACCGCTTCTGACGGTTCACATTACAACGTAGCTGATGCTATGAGTGCATTGTTGAAACTTGCTGCAACAACTAAAAAAGCTCTTTTGAGCCGTCCAAATCGTTATGAAAGATTGAAGTTTATTATGTCTATCAATACAGAGCAGATTTGGTATGATTTCATTACTACAACTCAAACTTTCAAAGGTGTTAATACTACTGAAAAGGGTATCAACAAATACAAAGGTTATGATATTGTAGCACTTGCGGGTATGCCAGACGATACTATCATTTTCGTTGAAGCATTGGACGATGTTTCTTCAAACTTGTATGTAGGTATGAACTCAACCGAAGACAACAACCTTCAATTGATGCGCTTGCAGAATAATTCTGAACTTTTCTTCTTGAAAGGTTTAATGAAATTCGACGTTCAATACGGATTCTCCGATCAGGTGTTCTTATTTACAACCTTGACCGCTGCAACATTTACAGCATAAATAAAAGTGGGGTGATTAATTTCACCCCATATTCAAAACAATTTAAAAATACAAAAATGAAAAAGATATTTATTTTAATCATGCTTTTTGTTGCCGTAGGAATTATGGCACAATCGACAAGTCCACGTTTTGGAACTTTGAAAAATCAAGATAACACCGGACGTATTCTGACGTATTCTTATGTAACTGCAACCGATGCCGCTGGTTTCGATTCAATCAAAACAGCCCCGAATACTTACGAAACTATTTACAATCTCACTGTATCAACTGACAGTTTGCGTTTTGGTTCACCTAACGTAAAATTCTCATGTGCTGGTGATATTATAAAGATTATCGTACAAAGTGCCTCTACTGGTAAGAAACTGACATTTAAAAGCCCCTTAATAATCGGGCAGGGTGCTGTTACAACTACAACCAAAGGAAAAGCCGTTGTTGCGTTTATATTTGACGGAGCAAAATGGGTCGAACTATACAGATTAGCACAGTAATGAATTACAAAGCAATCTTTGAGGCATTGCCTCACGTAAACACAATTTGGATAGTAGGTGAGAATTTTCACCTACATTCAGATTATGGCGGCGAAAAGATTGAACGTAATGCTTTAAAAACAGAAACGGTTAATCTTATCGAAAAAAAAGGCAGAATTGACGACAAGGTAAAAGCAATCGAGCCAATTGTTGACCCAATACCTGTTATTGAAACTATTGTTGAAGAACAAACTAAAGAAGAAACGACATGAGAGGCGATATAACTTTTCAAAAAAACACAGCAGGAGGTAGACGTCAAGCACCGGGTGAAGATTACATTAGTGGAATTATATTTTATGGTAGTGATTTTTCACCATTAATGCCCGATGTGCCCAAATTGTTTTATACCATTCAGGATGCTGAAACATTTGGAATTGTAAAAAGCAATTCAACACCTACATATACAGATATTCAGCATTATCATATTTCTGAATTTTTCCGTGCAAATCCGAGTGGTCAACTTTGGTTTTATGTAGTTGCATCAGACGAAGCAATTGACGCAACAGAAATAACAAAAATGCAAAAGGCTGCAAACGGTAAAATCAGACAGATAGCTATCTACAATGAGGGAACATATTCAAATGCTGATATGATTGCTATAAACACAGAAGTAAAAACCAACTGTGATGCAAAACATATGCCTTTGTCCGTTCTTTATACCGGCAATTTAACGGCAATGGCAGATATTACAACCATTCCTGATTTAGCTTCACAGACAGATTATAAGGTTAGTTCTATAATTAGTCAGGACGGTTCAGGATTAGGTGCTTCAATTGCTACAGAATTACTTCAATCGGTATCAAATATCGGTTTGGCGTTGGGTATGCTTTCAAAAAGTTCTGTAAGTGAAGATTTCGGACAGCCGGTAGATAAATTCAATCTATCCGATGGAACTGAAAATGAAATACCCGCTTTTGCAAACGGTCAACTTGTTTCTGCTTTATCCGATACGGCACTTGATGCTATTGACACAAAACGTCATATCTTCATGCAAAAGTATGTAGGTTACAACGGTACTTATTTTAATGATAATCATACGGCTTGCGCTTTAAGTTCAGATTATGCTTATATCAATGACAACCGAGTTATTGACAAAGCAATAAGAGGTATTTACTCTGCATTGCTTCCTTATCTTAAAAGTAAGTTGTTGAAAAATGCAGACGGAACACTTGCTGATTCAACCGTATCTTATTTGGAAACTGTGGCTTTAGCTCCACTATACCAAATGAACAGAGATGGTGATTTGGGCGAAGTTGCAACGGACGATGTTTATATCGACCCAACTCAAAACGTGAATAACGGAACACTAACTATTAACGTCAAGTTGAATGAAAACGGAATTGCACGCAATATCGTTATTCCAATCAGCTTTAAATAAAAGGATAACAAACTATGTTGATAAATGGAATTAACTATTCTTGGTCGAGTATACAATTTGTACTCTTTGGCGTTCCTGTTGTAGGAATTGTAAACATTGAATATAAACGCAAACAAGCGAAGACTAATAATTACGGTGCGGGTTTAGAGCCTGTTTCTCGTGGTTACGGAAAGCGTGAGTATGACGGTTCAATTGAAATTTATTTGGACGAATGGAAAAAAATAATTGCAGCCGCACCGAGCCGTGACCCTTTGCAAATTGGGTGGTTCGATATACCTGTTCTTTATGGCAATTCAATTGCTGATATTACTAAAGATACTTTGCAGGCTTGCGAATTTTTGGAAGACCCATTTTCAGCAAAAGAGGG